TGGAAGCTATACAATTGCTACATTAGAGGAGATAATTCCAAATACAAACTACGGACTATTTGCACAGACTGGAGATAGCGTAGCTGTAACTGCAACCACTACAGAGACTACATTAATTAACGGAGGAGTAGGAACTTTATCTGTACCAGCAAACGCATTTAAAGTAGGTGACACATTCAGAGCGCATTTTGCTGGGGTAATGTCGGCAAAGAATGGAGATACTCTTCGTATTAGAGTAAAAGCTGGTTCTGTTGTGTTAGCTGATAGCGGAGTACAAACAATGCCAGCAACCACTAATGCTGTTTGGTCATTATCTTTAGATTTCACTATTCGTCAATTAGGAGGAGCTGGAACTGCTTCTGTTGTGACTATTGGTAACTTCTTACACGTTAAACAATCTAACAATACTTCTGAGGGATTTGGTTTTAACACGGTCAACAATACTACGTTTAATACAACCATTCCTAATACGTTAAATGTGACTGCACAGTGGAGTAGCAACTCTGCTCAAAATAGCATTTACTCGGATGTATTCGTTTTAAATAAAGTCTACTAATGAAAACAGAAAGCAAAACATCACCAACTAGTTCAGGTAGGGGTTGCCTATGCGAAGACGAAACCTACCATATAGACTGCTGTGACGGTAGCTTACAAGCTCAGGGCATCGGTTCGTTAGAAGGACAAGGAGACGTAGTACTAACACAAGAGATAGTAGAGCGTAATATAGTAAGTAGTAATAATTAATAAATAAAAAAATGAACAAAAACATCCTAAACAAATTATCACAGTTTGAAAAAAACATTGAGCTATCAGAAGTTAAGGTAGATTTAGCTTTAATTGACGATGTAAAAAAAATAACTAAAGAATTAAATGATTTATACAATTCTGCTATAAAAAGTGAAAATGAATTAGACAAAATAACGAAACAACTTTATCCTGCATTAAATAGCGCAGATACTATTGAAAAAAAGATTGTCGAATTACAAAGTAAAGGTAAAGATGTACAATCTAAATACGTTAAAGCCTTACAAGAACTAGGAATAAGTCCAAGTGATTCTAAAGATAATTTTGCACTTTTTGATATTATGGATTCAATAGAAACAAGAAGAGAAAACATTGCGTTTATTTTAAAGCAATTTGCATAAATACTTAAAAATGCAACAAATAAAAACCAAATAGTTAATAAGTTATGAATAAAAGTGTATTAGACAAGTTGAGCAAGTTTGAAAGCAATGTAGAACTTGCCGAAGTAAAGGTAGATTTGGCTTTAATAGATGATTTTCAAAAAGAATACGAAAATGCTTTAAATATTCAATCAAAAGCAGAATTATCTATAGTAGATTACAATGATTTAGCTGCAAAAATAATTAATTCACTTAATGCTGCTGGACAGGCATATTTAAAAGCTAATGCTAAATATCAAGATATTGAAAATATGGCTAAAGAATTAGGAGTAGAAATATCCTCTGTTTTAAAAAGCAAAAAAGAAACAGTTAGTACATCTATTAAAGAGATAGATTCTTATACAAAGAAATTAGCTGCTAATAAAGTAAATGTATAAAGAATAAATAAATAAATATGAAAGCAAACGAAGCAATCAAACAAATAAAAACTTTACTTGGTCTAGAGACTGAAGTTAAGTTAGCACAAGCACGTCTATTAGACGGTACTACAGTTATCGAAGCTGAAGTATTTGAAGCTGGTATGGAGGTATTTATCGTAACAGAAGAAGGTAATGTTCCTATGCCTGTAGGTGAGTACGAAATGGAAGGTGGTGAACTTATTCTCGTAGTAGAAGAAGAAGGAATCATTGCTGAAATCAAAGAGAAAGTAGAAGAGACTGAAGAGGAAGAAGAAGCTCCAGCTCCTGAAGCTGAGACAGAAGTAGTAGAGGAAGAGATGAGTGAAGAAACTCGTCAGCCTAAGAAAACTATCGAGTCTATTATCAAAGAAACTCTTTTCTCTGAAATCGAAAAAATCAAAGCAGAAAACGAAGAACTTAAAGCTGAACTAGCTGCTCTTAAAAATGCTACTGAGTTAAGCGCTGTAGAAGATATTAAGCCTATCCAGTACAACCCTGAGAACGAGCAAAAAGCTGAGGTATTTAAGTATGCTAAAAACCGTTCTATGTCATCACTTGACAGAGTGTTAAACAAATTGAAATAAATCTTAAATTAAATAAAATGCCAACATCATTAGACATTACAACTACTTACGCTGGTGAATCAGCAGGTAAGTACATTGGTGCAGCGTTATTGAGCGCAAACACTATCGAAAACGGAGGTGTTACCGTTATCCCTAACATCAAGTACAAGCAAACAATGAAGCGTTTTGACAGCACTTCTTTAATTGCTAACGCTACTTGTGACTTCTCTGCTACAGGAGATATCACTTTGACAGAGCGTGTTCTTGAGCCTAAAGAATTGCAAGTTAACGCTCTTCTTTGTAAGAAAGATTTCCGTTCTGATTGGGATGCGGTTTCTATGGGTTACTCTGCTTATGACAACCTTCCTCCATCATTCCAACAATTCTTAATTGCTCGTATGCTTGGACAAGTTTCTGAAGCTACTGAATTGTCTTTGTGGGGTGGTGATACTGCAACAGCTGGAGAATTTGACGGATTGTTTACTCAAGCATTAGCTGAAGCTGGAACAGGTATTCCTGTAGGACAGTCTGTAGGTGGTGTTACTGTAGACGCTACTAACGTAATTGACGAAATGGGTAAAGTAGTTGATGCTCTTCCATCTCGTTTGTACGGTAAAGAAGGTTTGAAAGTATATGTTTCTCAAAATGTAGCTAGAGCTTATGTTCGTGCATTGGGTGGATTTGCTGCTGCTGGTGTTGGTGCTGCTGGTACTAACGCACAAGGTACACAATGGTACGGAATGGGGTCAGGTTTGTCTTTTGACGGAGTATCTATCTTTGTTGCTAACGGACTTTCTAACAACCAAATGTTAGCTACTACTACTGAGAACTTGTTCTTCGGAACTGGCATCTTGAACGATGCAAACGAAGTAAAAATTATCGACATGGCAATGATTGACGGGTCACAAAACGTACGTTTCGTTATGCGATACACTGCTGGTACTCAAATCGGTATTTTAGAAGATTGTGTAATCTATGACACTACTCTATAATTAATTAATAAACCAAAGAAGGGGAGGGCGGTCTAACTTCCCTCCCTTTTTTTTAAAAACAAAAAAGATATGGCTTGTGATATTTCAAACGGTAGATTAGAAGCGTGTAAAGACGGAATCTCAGGATTAGATGCTATCTACTTCATTAATTACGGTATTAACTACCCTACAGACGTTACTTTCTCTTCATCAGTAGGTTTAGAAGATGTAATTGTAGATGTAGCTGGAGTTACTGACTTGTACAAGTGGGAATTGAAAGGTGCTAACTCATTCGAGCAGACTATTCAAACTTCACGTGACAACGGAACTACTTTCTTCGAGCAAACAATTGTAGCTCAGTTTAAAGTTCTTGACCCTACAACACACAAAACAGTTAAGTTATTAGCTTATGGACGTCCTCACGTAGTAGTGCGTACACGTTCAGGAAACTACTTCTTAGCTGGTCTTGAAAGAGGATGTGATGTAACTGCTGGTACTATCTCTTCAGGTACTGCTATGGGTGACTTCAACGGATACAACTTAACACTAACAGCTATGGAAAACATCCCAGCTCCTTTCTTGGACTGTACAGATGAGACTACGTTAGCTGCAGTATTTGGTTTAACAACTTCTGACATTATTACTTCTTAAGATACCAATAAATTAGAAAAAAAGGAGGGAGGCAATTAGTCTCCCTTTTTTTATTTCAAAACAATTCAGCGCTTTTAAGTTATTAATATATGATAGTAACAACGTCAGACGCTGAGGTTAAGACATTCAGCTTAGTATTAAAAGACCCTGTAGTAACAAAGTGTGTACTTAGGGATGACTCACGCAATGTTTACTTTCTATATGATGTAGAAGGTGTAACTGAGGAAGAGTACTACTATTCAGTTGAGATAGATATCACAGACGATTTGCTTAATAACCGAGTTTACGACTTTAAGCTACTAAATGACGAAGACGAAATAATCTATTACGACCGTCTTTTTGTTACTGACATTCCAGCAAATGAATTTAGCGTTAACAAGCTGCCAAACGGAGCGAGTATATACGTCTCACATAGTAGCGATAACGAATACATAACTTATGGACAACAATAATTTCAACGTCAAGTTTATCGAACTTGCTAAATACGAAACTCCAGTAATCACAGAAGGTAAACGTGAGGATTGGGTCATGTATGGCGAGGACAATAACTACTTTCAGTATTTGATTGACAGATACACTTATTCGCCTACCAACAACGCAATCATTAACAACATAATCAAATTGGTTTACGGTAGAGGTTTAAACGCTTCAGATGCGTCTAAAAAGCCTCAGCAGTATGCTCAGTTTATGACCATGTTCAATAAGGACTGTGTTCGTAAAATGATTATGGACTCTAAGATGCTTGGACAATTTGCTATCCAAGTGCATTATTCTAAAGACCATTCAGTAGTTAAGAAAGCGTATCACATACCAGTACAGCTTTTACGTCCTGAGAAGTGTAATAAAGACGGTGAAATCGAAGCCTACTATTACTCGGACAACTGGGAAGACACTAAAAACTTTCCACCTAAAAGAATCCCATCTTTTGGAACGTCAAAAGAGGCTGTAGAGATACTTTATGTTCGACCTTATTCTGTAGGTATGAAGTACTTCGCTTTAGTTGACTATCAAGGAGCTTTACCGTATGCTGTTTTAGAACAAGAAATATCTGACTACTTAATTAACGAGGTTCAAAATGGATTCTCAGGAACTAAGGTAATTAACTTTAACAACGGACTACCACCTGAGGAGGAGATGGATGCTGTAGAAAGAAAGGTTCTAGGCAAGTTGACTGGTTCAAAAGGTAAGCGAGTGATAGTATCATTTAATCACTCAGAAGCTCAAAAGACTACCGTAGATGACATTCCGTTAAATGATGCACCTGAACACTATACATACCTATCAGAGGAGTGTATGCGTAAAATAATGCTAGGACATAACGTAACATCTCCTTTACTATTTGGTATCAGCAGTAGCAACGGGTTTAGCTCTAATGCAGATGAATTACAGAACTCGTTCATTCTTTATTACAACATGGTTATTCAGCCTTATCAAGATTTAATAATCGAGGCTATTGACCGTGTATTAGGAGTTAACGGTATCAGCTTAAAGCTGTATTTTGAGACGTTAAAACCACTAGAGTTTACTGACCCTAGCGGAAAGGTAGAAGAACCTACAGAACTCAGCTCTCTAGATAACGAAGTAGCACGTGATTTAATCGCATTAGGAGAAGATGTGCCTGACAACTGGCTACTAATAGACGAATCACCTGTAGATTACGATAATGATGACGCAGAGAACGAACTACTAAAAGGCGAAAAGAAGTCTTTATTAAGTAGATTGGTTGAGCTTGTTAGCACAGGAACTGCTAGACCTAACTCAAATAGTGAACAAG